ATGGAAAGTCAATCGTATCTTTTGCCTGATGGTAGAGTCGTGATAATCGCGCAGGACCCATGGGGGGTTGCTGTTACCGTGATAGCTGTGGGTAGTGATTCTGAGATGCATGAATGGTATCAGTCCTTGATATCAGAAGCCGTGGCGTCGTGGGACTCGATTGAATAAAAATAGACCGCCCTAGTGGCGGCCTTTTTTGTTTGAAAAAAATTGTAAAAACATCGCACAAAAGTGTTGACTATACACGTTATAACGTGTATTATAATAGACATAGGGAGGAGGTGAAAGACATCGGTTCAAGGGTAACAAAAAAGAACCGGCTCAAGAAAGAGCAACGCGAAATCAATGAATATCGACTGGCGGTCTTATCATTCATCATTTCGATGTTGGCCTTCATCAAGAGCTGGTTCTAGAAAGAGCAAGGGCATAAGCCCTTGTTTGTTGTACCCATTGTACCATGTCATTAATATGAATAACAATCGACGAAAAGCAACTATTGTATTAGCCATACTGGCCATCGTCTTCAGCGTGTTAGCATTAATCAAAGAATTCATTTAGGAGCGAATAGCATGGATGAAAATAAATTGTCCCCAGCGCGGATTGCCGCCAACAAAAAATGGGATGAGGCAAACAAAGAGCGAAAAAGATACATCGTCAAGCGGTCGACGGCAAAATCTTTCATCAAGAATCTAGCTACCCTATCAGACCTTGCAGAACTGACCGAATTAATATCTACCCGCAAAATTGAATTAGCGCACAAAAATAACCCCACCGACAACTAAGCCGATGGGGTTTCTTTTTTATTTATATCCGCCGCCATTTGTATAGGCAGCTTCTAGAAATTCTGTTTTGCTCAGCTGGTAGAATACTTTGCCCTTGATTAGTCGGGCTGCTGAACTCTTCCACTTAGTCCCTGTTTTGAACTTCACGTTTGAACCATTGATATGCTTGCCATTGGCATCGACAGCTAAAACACCGTAGCCCGGTGCGTAGTTAACTGTCACAATCCCAGCTTGATCAGTGTATTGCTGTGGTAAGTACCAGCCACCACCGATGTCATAAGCAACTACACCACCAAGGATGTAGACGCCAAAAGCTTTCCAGGCAGTGCCATGCTTCAGCCTTAAGTTACTGCCCTTAATTTGCCTGCCGTACTTATCCAAGGCATTTACCCCATAACCAGACACATATTTTACTGTCACAATGTTAGGGTTGGTTGGCGTGACGGTCCCAACGCCATTAGCCAAATCAGTTGCTAAGCGGGCTTTGGTGATACCCCAACTTGCAAAATATGCATAAGGGTCAACGTGGTCCCCGCCGTAGTTATTGGTTACCCATTGATGAGTTTTAATGCCTGGTGTTCCAGCTCCACCTGTGTCAAGCGTGAGTGGAATGCCAAAGTCTTTAGCGGACTTGCGGGCTAGCTCGATGTAAGTCGCGTAGTCCTTCAAGAAAGTGGCACGGTCAGCAGTCCTAGCAAGTTCAATTTGAACTGGCGCATATGGATTAGCTGATAATGCAGCCCAAGCAACATATCCTGGTTCTCCGATTTGATAAATCTGGCCGCCGCCACCAACAAAGTATGTTGCATAAGCATCGTTGAAATGAATACGCATATACTTAACTTCATTTAGGATGGCATTGGGATCATACACATCATTCTGGTTGCCAGACTCATGCAAGATAACCATCAACTTAATCGCTTGCCGTGCGTCACCTTGGTTAGGGCCTAACGTATGAGATTTATTGATTGTAGGAAGTCCCAAACTTATTCACCGCCTTTAGGTTGTGCCTTGTCATCCTTTTCGTTTTCATGTGGAGATGGCTTTAATAAGTCATCACTGATTTCTTGCTTGGGTAGTACTGCCGATGTTGGGTTACTAATGATTTCAGTTGTCCCAAAACTCTTGCTTGAGAACCCCTTGAAACCATCAAATAGACCACTGACCGCAGCGCCAACAAGTAGCCCCATCAATCCACCATTAAACCAATTGTTGTCATTTGTGGCCATGACAGCCACTAAACCCGCTACGATACCGATTGCCATGGAAACCCATGGTAGCCATCGATTATCAAGACGTGTTTGCTTCACTGCTTGAGTCAATGCAAAAATAATGACTGCCGAAATCGCAAGTTCAGCAGCCGTCCCTAAATTAAGACTTGTAATTAGATCCATTTTTTTCGTCCTCCCGAATTAATCGCTTGTACTCACTGATTGTCTTTTTGGCCTCACGTAAAATGCCTTTTAACTCGCTGATTTCTCGGTCTTTCTCAATCACGGTCGCTTTAAGCTCGCTGACCTCTTTTTCCAAGTCATCCTCAACTTTTTCGTGCTCCGCTTTATAAGCCTTGAGCTCTTCTTTGACTTCTTGATAAAGATTTCGATACTCATCTTCGAGTTTGCCGTGTTTATTGCCAAGATATTGGAGCACCCCAACGATGATAACGCCTAAGGTGCCGGAGCCAAGCAATGAGATGATAGTGTTATTGATGTCCCTCAATAGTCTTGTCCCCCAATCCCGCGACGATACATGTTAAGAGAAACGCGAACAAGGCGTAGACCCAAGTCATGTTAATCGACCCGTCAAAATATCGAAATCCAAAAGCAAAAATGAAAGCCGCCTGAACACCACCCCCAGCTAATAGGGTCACCGCTCGGCACCACTTAAGTCGCGTGAAGGCAAAGGCAACTGCCAAAACGCCGACAATCAAAAAGGCCTGCCCGACTGAAAAGTCGTCTAGCCAGTTGGTAGTCATGTAGTGAGCCACGCGGTTATCAAGGTAGTCAGGGTTTTCCATGATGACCAACCCCAACATGGCGTTGAGCAAGCCTAAAAGCATCCTCGGCCAGTCGCGCTTAATTGCGCTAATCATGATAATCAACGCCAGTGGCAGACTTGAAATCATTGGCGCTGATCAATCCACCACGTACATAAGCTTTCAAATTGTCTTCGTTATAGAGACCCATCTTATAAAAATCAATTACCCATTTGAACATTATTCAGCCACCTCCGCTGGTTTTGTGTTTGGAACCGAAAGTTCAGCAACCTTTAACCCAATGCTTGCCACAGCTTGTTTGATTGTGTTGTTTTCAGCTTCTGCCTCAATGCGGGCATCTTGTTCGATTTTTAAGTCAGCTGTCAGCTTAGTCTTGGCTGCTTGCAAATCTGAAAGCATTTTAGCTTGAGCATCTTCACTGGCGTCAACCCACTGGTTCTTCATCCAGTCAAACTTTGGCAAGCCATTCTTGAGACTGTCAGGAATTGGAATCTCAGTATAAGGGTGAGCAGTCGGCCGTGTATCTGATACGTTGTGCACATAATAAAAGTTACCATCTGGTTGGGGTGAGTTATAAGTTTCGTAAATTGTCTTCATTTTGTGTTTCCTCCTAATATTCTTCTATCGAAATAATCAATGCTTCCAAAAAATTAACAGCGGTGGGAAACATCTGAATATCAGCAGCGTGTGCAACAAACCACTGATTTATCGGCTTGTTGGTATTGGCTACATACTCAATTTTTCCTCCAGCTGTGGACTTAGGTACGGTGAGTGTTACCAAATATGACTTATCGGTGAGTTTGGCACTGGTGAACGTTGAATTTGTCATGCTAGTGATGCCCTTAAAGACTGTATCATCAGTGACATAGAACACCATCCGGAAGATAAATCCCGTTTTTGCGTCGGCAAAACTTTTTGGAGTTTTGACTGCTCTGCGGGCGGATTGTCCGTCAATCAGGTAGCTATCAGCACTCAGTGATTTAAATTCTTGACCGCCGAACGCAATGGTTTTAACCTCAGCGCCGTCATAAATTAAAGTCATCCCTACGCCCCCTCTTTGATGATGTAGAAAATTTTAGGGTCTTTATTGGTCAGAGCGTCAAAAACTGATCGATTAATAGGCATGGCCCGAGCCACGTCTACAATTTGGTCGTTTATCAAACCTTTTGCCTGGTCACTGGTTATTAGACCTGCAACGGCCTGGTTAGTGTATGTCTCTGCATTTGTCTTAGCTGTCGCTAAGTCACGCGAATCCGTATCCTTTATCCATGCCGTCCATGAGCCGCTAGATGACCGCGTCCGCCTATATGACCGGTTGGAGTCATCAATAAAAGTTTGTCCAAGGGTGTTGACCGTTGATACCTGCCGCACTTCCAGACGCCCCCAGCCCTGACTTTCGGGCCCATTTTTGGAGTAGTTGTTATTTGTGATGTTGTAATTGCCCACGTCAACAATTGAGTTAAAGTCTGGCCCAGATTTGGTGGTTAAGACACCATACTCTGGATTTGGAGTAGCGCCTTGACTCCACGCTGACCAGGCCCCATCAGTGTCTTGCATGCGGGAGTAAATCACATTGTCGGTTGTTCGGTAGGTCTGGTAAAGCGTTGTGCCATTGACGGCGCGCACTTCCAGCCGACCAGTGACCGCGATTGGAGCATTAGTAAACCCCGCTGTGTTAGATAAAAGGTAGATTCCAACGCTCCTTTGAGCGTTAAAATCAACAGCCGAAGTGACGTTGACGGGACTCGCATACTCTTTGTTTGTGATGTTCTGTGAGGCGTTTAACAGGCGTGTCACAAATAAGTTTGTCGCTAATGCGTACCCTAAATCACTGCCATCTGACCCAGATATTTGAATCCACGGCGTGCCATACCAAGCATTGTATGGCGTGGTGAGAGTTCCGGAAACGTGCTGCCAACCAGATTTCCCTGCCTCAACAACAGTATTATTGAACTTTATGAATCCAATAATTCGTCCTGTTGCGTCGTAAAAGAACATTCCGAACAATACGGTGTACTTTGAATTCTCTGCGTTTAAGTCAGCAACGCCGGTCCACGTTTCGCCCGGAGACACAGGGAATTTTGCTGATTCCGTTGTATCTCGCCGTACTGTTTTCAATGCCTTGGTGAATAGTTGTTTTGGTACATCAACGATTGTCGCGTCTGGACCCCACGTACCGGTTAATCCATCTTCAAAATCGGGTTTGTCAACGTAGTTCGGAATAGAATTACCCTTGTCTCCTTTCGGTCCAATTGGACCTTGAGCGCCTTGTGGACCCTGGGGTCCGACATCGCCCTGTGGTCCCTGTTGGCCTATCGGCCCGGGATCACCTTTAACAGCTTGAATCTCTTCTAACCATTCTTCACGAGTACCCTCAAATCCATTTTCAACGGCGACTTCATACACGGATTTGCCTTGAGGACCGATATCGCCTTTGTCGCCCTGATCACCTTTTTCACCCTTGTCACCTTTAACCAGAGTCATGTTCAGTACCACATCTTCATCTGTCCCAACATTGACCACGCTGGGCGTGTCACCAAGCGTAACTTTGCCAATCTTGATAGTCGCAGCTTTACCTTGAGGTCCTCGATATTTATCAGGATTTTGTTGAATATCATCTAACACGGCCTTGGCCTGGTCATAAATTTTTCCAACTTTGTTGGCCATGTCAGTCAGCTGGGTGTCAATGGCTTTTTGTGTAGAAACCATCTGTGCATCCAAATCTGCTGATTGCTGTTTTACCTGGTCAATGGTTGCTCCAATTTGAGCTAGCCCAGATTTAATGAGTACATCAATCTCATCGATTGTGTTTCCGTATTTCTCCACAATTCCTGCTGTTGGATTCACCAGGACGAGGAAAGGACTTAATATGTCCACCACCTCACCTCTAGAAATGATGTGTTGGCCAACAAATGGTTTTCCCTCTAGAGAGGACACTTCAGTCAAAGCAGGTGGAATCTTGGCCGTATATCGGCCATTCTTAGCATCTGTGATTGTGACATCACTGCCAGTAATAATGGTTCCATCCCGGCCTACATACCGAGTCTGAATTGTTGCGCCAGTGATGTCATTCGACCCATTCAGGTTTGTCGCCGTGATATCGACCGCTAGTCCCGTTTCACCAACGTTTAGCTTCACAAACCCGTTATAGTAAAGCGGTTCATTCTCCGCTAGGTCCAGAACCAGTTCCTGATTCGCCATGTACCTCACCTTCCTTCAACTTTTCTTTAAGCGCCACAATCTGGTCAGTAGCTTTGACGGCCTGCTCTTGTAATTGGGCAATCATCTCCGCCTGTTGACCAATAATTGTGGTTAAGTGTTGCGTTAAATAATTCATTATTTACCCCCTAGACTTCGGTCATGTTAAATCGATAATTGTGAGACCAACCTGGCCCCCCGTGGTAGTAAATATAGCCATCTTGTGGATTAATTCGGATATAAGCAGCGCCGTTTTGCATCCAAATTTGATTCCCTTGCATACTAATGCCACCAGTCCCACCTTGTCCTGAGTAGATGTTGAGACCACCATAAATGTCCGCTGAGCCGGTTGTACTCGGGCTGCCAACTTGTAGATGTCCGCCGCCATTTCCTGTCAAGGTTACCCCCCATGAACTTAGGTCGATGTTCCCACCATATGGAGAACCCAATGTGATGTGATTGGAACCTATAATATCAATCCCACGAATAGTGCCTGATGTGATTTTGCCGGCATCTAAGTCCCCAATTTTTGCACTATTGATCACGCCATTATCGATAACCGTTCTGCCGGTGATATGAACCATATCGCCACCAATATCAACTCTGCCACCATTTAGAGAAAGATAACTGCTATACCCATCTGACTTGACTTGTAGTTGAATTTTACCGGCTTCAACACTTGCAATGGCGGCAGCCTGGTCTGAACTAACTTTCGTCTGAATCAGGTTGCTCATCTGAGTAAAACGCGATTCGTTACCAGTCTGAGTGTCCGTGACTGTCTGCTTAAAACCGTTGTAGTTAGTTTCAAGAGTAGCTAACTTGGTACCAGTTTCATCAATCTCTTGTGAAAGTTTGGTAGTCTCTGAAAACGCGGCATTGATTTTATTCTCTTGGTCGGCAAAATTTTCATCTATTGCTTTCTTTAGGGCTTCGTCATAGCCCTGAACAACTTGCTGAACCCAGTGACCTTTTTCTTTAATCCAGATTACTGTCTGTTGCTTTCCGTTTAATCCATATTGGAAGTAAGTGTCCCCATCCTTGCCTGTCGCATCGTCTGGTGGGTCATCGGCATAGTAGTTAGTTGACTTACCATCAGCAGATGCTTGAGCGTTTGCAGCGTCTTTCTTCGCATCATCCACGGCATCTGCACGTTTTTCTGACTCTTCGGCCACACCGTCTTCAATCTTTCTATCGACCGTTTCATAGTACGCACGATCAATGTCGCCAACTTTGATATCTGTGATTGGTTGATAGCTGTCCAGCAAGTCATAGTCGATTTCAATGACGCGAATTGACTTGTTGTAGTAGCCAAGGCAGCTATTCCACACCCGCAGCATGTCGTACATCCCAAGCGTTTTATACTCATCATCTGCCAACTGGACTTTGATATCAGCTGAGACTTTAGGCTGGTCGACCTTCTCTTTTTCAAAGTAGCCGACCGCCGCTAATTCATCGTCAAATTTGATTGATTTACCACGGTAATAGGACCAGTACGCAAAAGCATTTGGGCTAATGATTGGCGCACCGGCCACATAGCCACTACTTGATTGCGTCTGAGATGTTGTCTGGCCGTCATCATTCGGGCTGGCTTCTTGGACAGGCTGTTTATACAGAGGAACAATTTTGTTGATGATGTCTGTATAAGACTGCTTGATTGTGACTCCGATGGTGTTTTTATCATCACGAAGCGTGATATCACTGTCACGGCCACGCTTTGATAAGACCGACCATCCGTTGACACCATGCTTAACCTCGGCCGTGACCATTGATAGAAGGCGAGTGATGAATGCTCCGAAATTTTCAAAGTAGTCGTCAATCGTAACCGTTTGGGTTACGTCAGAAAACAACTTGAATCCAGGCGGAAAATCTACTTGCTTAGCTGCTTGGGCTAAAACCAAAGCAACTGAACCTGATAGACTAAGCTGACCGCCATTGTTGAAAGGCAGTAGCATTACCCGATAGTCAGCGCTGTTCCCATAGATGGTCACAACGCCAGAGTCGTCTGGATCAACCTCATTGATTTCAAACAAAAAGTCGGTAGCACCTGAATAATAAATCAGGTTACCGACTTTAATTTTGTCTATATACCGACCATCAACCGGATAAGTCATGGTTAAATCGAGTGTCGTATTGCCGTTTTGCTGAGCTTTTTCGCTAGCTGTGACAGAGAGTGCGTCTGATAAAACGCCGTAACCCTGGGTTGTAAAATCATTTGCGGTGGCTGGGTAGATTGCTACTGTCATTAACTCACCCGCCTTACAAAACGAGGCTGAATGACCAGTGACGTCACGTTACTAGACATGCCGATTGTAGTCACACCAGGTGGTAGCTTGGGATATTCCAAGCCAACCATCTTGTGGGCAACATTTTGACCACCGCTAGTTGCCGTGAGTAATTCACTGTCGACAGTGGTCGTGCCTGAGAGGCCGATAAAGTGATAGTTCTGACCACCAATCGTGATTGTCGTGTCACCTGTCGCCGTGATATCAATCACCGGCGAAGCAACAAGCTTCGTTGGATTATTAATAATTTGTCCGTCTGTAAACGGTAGGTGTAGCAACCCTGTTTTGAGCCATTTGTGTGGGTGAAGCATCAACGTCACTGTTACTACTGTTGCCCGTTTGTAAGCTCGAACGTGGTCAAACGTCACGCCGTCTGTCACCATAGCACGATAGATGTAGTTCTGATCATAATACGGGACAAAATCAACATATCCTGGCACATCAAACAAATCTGAGACAGCTTCCCGCTTAAAGTCATCAGGCTCAGATAAAAATACCATGCTTAAGTCGAGCGCCATATCGTCACGTTGTTCGCGAGTCTGATATACCGTTCCCGATTGACCAGTGACCGTAAATGACTTAATCCGGCGATTAGGAGCCTTTCTCTTAGGCTGTGTTTGGATAACAAGCCGATAATCTAGCGAGGACCTGCCGTTAAAGTAAAATTCACCTGGTCGCATTATCCAATACCACCTCCTGGTAACGATTTACGTTTTTGAGCGTCATTGATTGCCACTGCTAGCTTTTCAGCCCATTGTCGGGCTACGCCATCTGTGATTGCACCATAGATTGTGGCGTTGACTGTGACGCCCCCACCGTCCATATTGTCAGCGATGCCCTTACCAATCGCAGCAAATGTTTTGTCGTTGAGTGGTAAGACACCTTCAGGACCTGCTTCACCCACGCCATGCAGTTGACCGCCTTGGCCAGCGAATAGCGTTGGTTTGTTAAAGACACCACCGGCGGCGTGCCAGCTAACTGACAAGTGTGGAATGGAGCCCTTCAGCAAGTCACCAATTTTCCAACCTGCTGGCGAAATCCCAAAGCTAGGCATCGGGATATGGGGCCAACTGATTGAAAAGTGGAAGAAGCCTTTGATCGCATTGATGATGCCAGAAACAATCGACTTTGCAGCATTCATCGGTTTTTCAATGGCTGACTTTATACCATTCCACACACTAGAAGTTACTGACTTTATACCATTCCATACACCGGAGACGGTAGACTTAATGCTGTTCACAACACCACTAATCGTTGATTTGATTCCATTCCATACGGAAGAGGCAACTAACTTTATACCGTTGAACACCGAAGATGTGACTGATTTGATACCATTCCAAGCACTGGTCACAACTGATTTAATCGCGTTCACTACCGGGGTAATAAATGCCTTGATTGCATTCCAAACGGAAGTGATTACTGACTTAATCGCGTTAAACACTGCGGAAGTGCCCGCCTTAATCCCGTTCCACGCTGTAGAAATCACATTGCCAATAGCTGAGAGGATTGGACCGATAAATGCTTTAATGCCGTTCCAAACAACAGTAAAGACAGCTTTAATAGCATTCATGACCGTGGTGATGATGTTGATCCAACCATTGATAATTGTTCCAATGACGACAGCAATCGCGGTCAAGGCGACCGTGAAGACGGTTTTAATAGCATTCCATACCATTCCAAAAAAGGCTGATACACCGTTCCAAATAGTTTGGATGGTGGTCACAATGGCCGAGAATGCAGGTTGTAAAAATGCGGCAATAGCAGTAATTGCAGAAGTAAAGACTTGTTGAATGCCCGTCCAGAGGCCACTAAAGAAACTGGAAATCCCATTCCAAAGCCCTTTAAACCAGTTGACGATGTCGCCCCAGTGTTGGAAAGCTAAAATAACAATCGCAATAACCGCGACGATGCCTGCTATAACCGCAACAACAGGTAAAATTGATGCAGAAAGCGCACCAAATCCAACGGCGCTAGCGCCTGCGCCGACCCCCAAAAGGGGCAATACCGAGGCTACAGCAGTAATTATTGGCGCCATCATGCCTAACGCCGCTACCAGACCGCCGAGCGCCACGATGATAACTTTGACTGGTCCGGGTAAGTTGCTGAATGCCGAAACAACAACTTTTAGGAATCCAACAAAGCTTTGCAGCGCTGGAGCAACCGTTTCTAAAATTGTTCCTCCAAGCTCACCCAATGATTGGTTGAGCTTTTTTTGAGACTGGTGCACTTTATCAATTGGATCTAACGTCTGATCAAATGTCTTTTTTACCGTGCCGCCCGTATTGCCGGCTGACTTGGTTAAGTCGTCCAGACTGACCTTGTTATCACGAATGGCCTGAGCCATTTGTGGCCCTGACTTTGCTCCAAAAGTTTGAATCGCAATGTTGAATGCATCTTGGTCTGTTTTGGCATTTTTAATGCCATTGAAAGCATCTGTAATGCCTTGTTTAAAACCGCCAGCGCTATCTTTCGTTGCCACGAAGGCTTTCTGCATCCCTTTTAAAACTGTGTTTGAGTCAATACCTGACTTGCTCCACGCCGCCAGCATTGGGATACCGTCTGTTAAGCTGATACCTAACTGTTTAAATGCTGGATAAGCCCTTGAGACCTGTTGCTCTAGATCTGCTACGGGCACGCCAGTGCGTTGGCTGGCAGCGGTAAAACTGTCTAAGACAGCCGGTAAATCCTTTGCTGACACATTGAATTGTGCCATGGCCGTATGCAAGGCATCCACAGCCTCTGTGCTTGACTGTCCAGTGACCTGGCTAAACTTGGCCACGTACTCTGTCGTTTGTTCCAGGGCATCGCCAGATAGGCCAAATTGTGAGTGCAATAGCGCCATCGTATTTGAAAGGTCGCCAGACTCCATTTGTGCACCGGCCATGGAAGATTCAACCTTTTCGTAGCTCTCTGCCAATGAATCAGCCATCGGGCCAACAGCGCCAGTTTTACTGGTTAAATTATCAACCGCATCGTCCATCTCACCCCAAGCATCAACAGCTTTTCCGGCCAACTCTTGGATTTTTTCGCCGGCATCAGCCAGTCCATCGCCAATGTTTTGCAGGCGCTCTGACATTGTATTGCCACCAATTTGGCCTAATGCATCATCGGCTTGTTTCGACTTCGCGCTGAGTTGTGTCAATTCACCTTGCAACTCATCGATTGACCCGCCGTCATCCACGCGTTTTAATGCCGCGTTGAACTGGTCAAAGTCCTGCTCATTGTTAGTGACTGTCCGGCCAATTTTATTTATTGCTTCATTTAATTGGTCAGATGATGCAGACCCGCTTTTAATTGCCGCTGTCAGCTTTGGCCCCAGTACATCGGCATAGTCATCTACCGATTTTTCACTGGCTTGGAAATAAGTTCCCAAACGCTTTGTAGATGACTCCAGTTCAGCTTGACTCGACTTGCTTTTTTCAATTTGGCCTTCGTAATTCTTTAACTTACTTTCTGTCGCGACAACTTCGCGTTGAAAAGCACGATACTCTTCTTCACCGAGGTCGCCACTTTTAAATTGCGCTTCTACCTGAGCTTGAGCGTCTTTCAACGTTTTCAGTCGTTCACTGGTGTTCTGCACCTGCTTTGCCAACAGCTGCTGCTTTTGAGCAATCAGATCTGTGTTACCGGGGTTGAATTTCAGTAAAGAGTTAACTTGCTTTAACTCACCGTTGACGTTTTTGGTTGATTTATCTACATCACTCAACGCTCGGTCAAGCTTGGTGGTATCACCGTTAATGTCGATAGTGATGCCTTTAATATTACCTGCCATTTATGTTCCTCCTTTCCCTTAGAAATTGTCGAAGTCTGCTTGAGTAGCAGGCCGTTTAGTCTTTTGACTACCGCCTTCAGTATCATGAGCTTTGACGTATTCGACAGCTTGGTCAAGCACCTGGCCAATCGAGATATCCCTGAGTTCTGAAATAGAGAAACCCATAGTTTTAGCCATAAAAAGAAACGAGTCGGTATCTATCGGCTCGCCCGTTTGGTAGGTGCTTTCGAGTTTTTTGTTGTCGTAAAGAGATTGGCAATTAAGTCAGAAACGGCTGTCATAATGTCTTGCAATGGGAAAGTATCGAATTGCGCAAGCCACGTTTGCAGGTCACCGATTGAGTCATCAGCGTTTTTAGCAAAAGCCCACGTGACTTGATACAAAACAGTCATATCCAAGCGATCCAAATCTTCATAACTCAGGTCACTTAAATCGACACCTTTTTCAGTATTAACGGTTCCAAAAACCTTGGACAGTTTAATCATGTCTGCGAAAAAGTCTTTGCCAAATTGGCTCTTGTACAAAATCGCTGTGACAGCACTTGACTGTAAGGCGATTTGTTTCCCGTCTGGTAAATCAACTACTTTTAGCATCCTTGCCTCCTTAATAGCCGCCCGCTTATCGCGAATTGTTGATTTCATTGGCGACTAAAAAATTTATTTGCCTGTTGGAGCGGTTGGTTTAGCACCAGGAATAACGACAGCATCAAAAAAGCCGTCATAGGCTGGCTTGCCTTGTGTGACCTTACCTTGCGCACGTGCAGCATAAGGGTCAGGAGCCGCAGTAAATTCAAGCTCAGTTGTGTTTGGCGATGTTTTATCAGCCTTAGTTTCTGATTCAATTGATGGCCGCGTAGCCGTCACATTGAACAGCACCCGGCGAGTCTTTTGTACATCACCGTCAAATTCAAACATTAATGCAAATTGCTTTGGATTGGCGTCGGTATCGTCGTATTGCATGCCAGTTGTTTCATCGACCTTTTCACCAAAGATTTCTTGCATAAATTCGTCAGTGATACGCGCAATTTCAAACTTACCTGAGTAACCTTGGTTTGATACTGCCGTGTAATACTTCGTGTCGTCAGCGTAAAACGGATCACTACCACCTTCGGCATCAATTGTCATTTTGACCGCACCTGGTAACTTCTTTGGTGCGGCATAGGTGAGTTCGGTACCCGTGTCGGTCACGAGTGCGTAGTGAGCGTTTTTAAGCCCAAACTCAACACGATTTTCTTGGTTAGTCGCCATTTGTCATTTCTCCTTTTTCCACGTAATAGATATGTTCAAATATTTTTTCAGTGTCGATGTATTGGTCACCTTCATCAGACCATGACCAATCATTGGCACTCAAAAAGGACTCAATCTTTTGTTCGGTGATTGGGTCCTTACGGTTAAAATAAATTTCCAGTCGATACGTCCACACGTTGTAGTAGTGGGTGTTATCGGCGAATTGGTCATCGCGACCACTATCAACAACAACAATATATGGCAGTGCCGGCGCTTGACCTGGAAACCACTGGCCATAAACGGTTGGCATAATCGCAGACAGCCCTTTGTTAAGTTCTGGCAGCATTATCCCAACTCCTGTCTAATCTTACTTTCAAACGATTTAGCAGCGGCAGCAGCAGCAGGCCCGATGTGTGGTTGAGCTTGAGTACGGCCCCCGTCTTTTTTTGCATGCCCATTCTCTAGCAGATGAGTAAGCCCAGCATGAGTTTTGTTGTAAACGCGTACAGTATTACCATCGCGTTGTTTGGCCCACCCTTTTGCGTACTTACCGGCCTTCTTTGGTGAGGTTGATTGCAAAGTGCTAACGGCCTCATCAGCCACATCATCTTGAATTTCTTTCACCTTATCAGCTACCTCTTTTGAGTAACTATCTAAGATGTCCGACAAATCAATTTCAATTGCCATCGTCGCTCACCTTCTGTTCCAGATAAATTTCCAATTCATCATCATTACGCTGATAAGTCCGGATTAAGCTATACCGTTGACCCTTATAGATCATCACTTGCTCGCCTTCATACTCAAACGTGTGGATAATCAATTCAACAGCAGGTCTGATTCCAGCTTGAGCAGCGGTATAAAATTCGTTCATCGCAATTTCACGCTTGCTGGCTTGCACAACACGATGTGTTTCGGTAGGAACCTGATTTCCATATTCATCAGGAACAATCACACTATCAACCAACGTCACATCTTCGGACCAATCATTCATCAGATTCACCACCATCGCGTGTGTTAATCATCAAGTTATGCAAGCGATATTGCAGGTTACGGGGTATTGTGCCTTCACCACGATTGCGGAAACGCCACGCTGCATAATCGATTAAAAACATCTGGCCGGTAGGCGTGCTGACGGAAACCCCTTTTTCTAACGTCAATTCGTCCGTCACACTATCAATGATTGACTGTAAATAAGTGTCCCGTGCGGTACCGCTAATCCCGAGGTTAGCTTTTAAGATATTCAGCGTGTCCATAGGCTTACACCACCAGTGCTAGTAAGTCGAGCTTTGTATCGTTGGTCTGGTATAAGATACCTTTTGCGTCCAAGTAGGCCTTGATGGTCGCTACGGTGTCCGCGTCAGTAGGCTTGGTAGAACTCTCTTCAGTGTTGGTAGTGCCTTCAGGAACCTCAGTTGATGCACTGGCAGTTGTTTCTGGAACTTCTTTAGCCACCGGTTCGCTGCCCGCTTGGCTATCGGGCACTACGCTTTTGGGGCTGCACCGAAAGTGACGAAGAAACCAGCATTAGTATCAACGGGCTTGTTATCAATGGACAATGCGGCCATTAAGTTGGTCGCAAAGTTTTCGTTAGTCACCCAACCAATTTGTAATTCTTCGCGGTCAAACAGAGTATCAAACCGCTTTGCATCACCAATGAATGCGACGGCATCGCCTTGTGTGCCGAATAAAGTATCAGAGATAGGTTGAACCACCATGCCCAAGAAACGGTAGCCAGTTGGCGATGTAACGTCTGGCTGCATCAAGTAACGGCCTTCGTTGTCCTTTAAGGTGTCAAGGAATTGGAAACCTGATTGAGATGTGATAATGACCTTGTCATAAGCAGGATCTAAGTCGACATTGATGATGTGCTTGAGGCCATCAGTGTCGGCTACGGTCTTTGCAGGTGCAGTCTTCAAAACACCTGCAATCAAGCGATTCTTTGTATTTTGAACAACTTGGCTCAACATATCGGTCAACAATGCGTTTAAGTCCTGGGCATCACGTAAAGATTCGTGTGAGCTCGTGACTTGACCACGATAGGTTTGAACATTCCAGTTGGCGGTGATTAATTCAGGCTTGCTCAATTCAGGGTTAGCAGCTAATTCTTCCACGGTGTGGAGGGATTCATCAGTCTTCTTGGCCACGTTATAAGTGCCACCAGGAACAGATACTGACCGAACATTCACGAATTGAGTTAAGTCATAAGTTGTCTTAACTTCTTGCGTTGCGTCATACAAAATTTCCTTTGGGATAATCGCTGCAACGTCACCAGTTACGATGCCGTCACGCTTTTGTCCTTTAGTATTGATATAGTCAATCAGGCTACGCGCTTGTAATTCCTTTGGGTCTTCAGTTTGCACTGGGATCATACTCTTTCGCACTTCCTTCTTTGTTTGGATTGAGCGGTTAGCTTCTTCGAGTTCCGCTTCTAAGTCAGTAGCTTCATCGGCTAAAGATTCGTTGGTTGATTCAAGTTCGTTAATTTGGCCATCAAGTTCGTCAGCTTGTGCTTGGACAGCGTCAAGGTCTTCTTCCTTTTCAGCGGATTCAGCTGCATTGACGATTTCTTCTTGCCGAGACCAAAGTTCTTCAAGCTTTTCTTCGTTCTTGGAGATTTGGTCACGCTTAAACTTCAAGCGCGTGTTGATTAAGATTGGATTTGCCATTTATCTTTCAGCTCCTTAATAAGTTGTGTTCGGTTATGTTCAAAACGTTCTTGTTCGATATGCGATAAATCGCGTTTGCGAGCATCAATCTCAGTGGTTGGATAAGCCGGCCACGTCACGATAGACACTTCCAGTAACGTTAATTTACGGATAACGTCGTGCCACGACCCGTCATTGTTTTGATTCAGGTCGTCTTTATCGATGTAGAAACCAAAAGAAGCGCTCGAAATATCGCCGCGAGAAACTTTCGCGTAGACACTCAGGGCTTCACTATCATCTTCATTGACTAAAATCTTGCCATAGACACCTTGTTCATCCTTACGGAGTTCCAATGTGTTACTAGCCGTCCGACCCAACACTTTGGCCGTGTCGTGGTCAAACAATGCTCGGATATCTTGACTAGCGATATCGTCATCGATTGATTCCGGTGCCACCGTCTCAAAATAGCCTGGCCACAATTCAGTCTCTTCGTTAAACCGGATAAAGTAGCCTTCTAGGTACTTTTTGCCGTCATCACCAGCCGCTCGAAATTCGGCAGTAGGCGTCATAGCGACTCGTTGCTCAGTCTTTACTGTCATCAGCATCACCTCCTTTCGTTGAAGGATTGTTCAGCTTTTTCTGGTCACCCAGCTTGTCAGTCGGCAAATAGTTTTCCAGCATGAGGATATCTTCCATATCGTCACGCGGTTCCATGCCGACCCAACCACGCATCTCGTTTCTATCCATGGCGGCGCGGTCCATGAGTTGCGTCCCAGCAGAGACAAGCTCCGAAATGTCATAGCTAAACAGCGACCGTGGGCTAAACGCAAAGTACCAGCTTGGGTCAAACAGAATATCCTTAGTCAATGTCTGGGCAATCATCTGCCCAATTGACGCGATGGTCGTATTGACGAAGTTGTTGTACTCATCTTTGTTAAACTCACCCACACCTAACAAGAAGGCAGGCACCCCGAACATGTGGGCGACGGTTCTTTTATCAATTTCAACTGATTCATTCAGCGCAATATCTTCAAGTGTCAGCGGTTTAACCGTCGTGACGTCCATCATGTCGGCTGGGATAATCCACGGATCATTAGCATTGGCAGTATCCAAATATTTCCGGCGCACTTCTTCTCTACCGGCGGCGGATGACAGTTCTTCGGAGTCAGCATCAACCTTAACGATTAGTGACGGCACGTTCTTCCCGGTCATAAATTCCGCCTTGGTTTTGTTTGCTTGTGCCAGATTAGCTAAAATCTCAGATAGGATTCGCCGGTAACCAGTCCCAACTTGTGGGTAATGGGCATTCGGATTAATCAAAAAATGGACGATTTTGTCATCGTCCAATTCTTTCCCCGAATAGTATGTGTGGACTTGCTTGCCAATCACGTCATATTGATAGCTAACATGGTCCATATCTAGCAGTCGCAACTCACTCAGATAATCACTGCCAGGTTCGACCACGATTTGAGCGATTGAGTTACCATCGCCAAACAAAAATAAGTCACGAACAATCTTGGTAATCCAAGCTTTACGCGTCATGTTGTGTGCTGGCTCCACGTCAATCAGTCGTTCCAGCCCATTGTGGACACGCACATCACCTTTATCCGTGTTTTGCAGTAGGTGAATAGACATGTTTGACACCAGGTCTGCGATACGATCAACAGCGATGCGCACGTCAGGGTTATCAGATAGTCGCACATACCCAGTCGCTAGCGTGTTCGTCCACGCTGATGAGCTGACATAATTCATCAGTGCAGGTGCAGCGCGTTTCTGTTGTTTCTTTTTCTTGCTCAACTATTAATCACCTCCTTTCCTTCATCACGATGCAGCCATGATGACGCTTGTTCATTGCGCGTGATATCTTCGCTCATCTGGACAGCAGCGAAAACAGACGCGTCAAACAGGTCAATCCGGTGGTTACCAGATTGGCCATCAATTTTGTCGTATTGGATCATATCGTCAGTCTTCTCAACGGCCTGCACGTTAGCCACGCAATACTCATAAGCCTCAGAATGCAGGTAATAAAATTGCTTGTTCTTGGCCTTAACTTCAATACGTCGGAAACCTTCCGACTTTTTGAAGAAGTATTGCGGCTGGTCAACGATTTTGAACCGCGCCTTCTTCATTAGCATGAAAAATTCACGGCCGAACTTTTTGTCAAACCCAACCTTTTTAATATCGAAACCAAGCGCTCGCATTTCAACGAACCACTTGACGATGTCGTCATACAAAACAGTTGCCGTGTTGCTCATTGTTAGCCAGCCATCATCAGCCCAACCGAACAATGGAATACCATCTTTATCTGCCTTGTCGTGCGCCGCAGCACGTGGGAAGAAAGCGTGGGTAACCACGATATCGACGTCGCCATATCGCCCGTACAAGGCAGCAGCGGTCAAATCATGGAGCTTTGATAAGTCAGCACCGCCGTACCATTTGATAGGCAGCTTAGCCAATTCTTTTAGTGACCAATCATATTGGTGGTCGCTGGCTTTGAAGTCTTCAATGTCGAAATAAGCTTTACTGCTGGCCGTGAAGATATTCAGGGTCTTGTTAAAAAACTCCAACCTTGTTTGTGGATCATTAAGCGCCATTTGCGCATCGTGACGCAGGTCATCTAATGTAACCGAAATACCAACGCTAGGGTTTGACTTAATCAACACATCATCGCTGGTGAAATCATCCACATCGCCATCTTCGTTCTGGTCAGCCTGACAAATGAAAAAGAAATATTCATCGTCTTTAATCGTTCCAGATAGGACTTTCTTCGCGTACTCAACACGTTGCGCCAGGAATCCATTTGGAATATCACCCGCGGTGGAAATACCAATCAGCAAGTTATTCCGGTAAGCTTTCTGGGCATCGCGCATAAGTTTGTATTTCTTGGCAGATTTGAACGCGTGCAATTCATCGAGGATTAGCAGGTTGGCATTCAATGAGTCCAGTCGTTTTTCATCGCTAGCCAACGCTTGGATATAAATAGAGCCCCCGTCACCAAAATCTTTGGTAATCGAGTGCTCTGAGTTGTTGTCGCGAATTTTAAATGCCGAATCGTGGAATCGCTCGATGTTGTAGTTTAACAGTGAGAATGATTCCATGGTCTGTTTCAAGCTGTTAGCCAAAATATAGAGTTTCGACCCGCTTGGTGCTTCGAGCAGCGAAAGAGCAAAACCAAAGGCAGCGGCAAATGTCGTCTTCCCTTGTTTCCGTGGAATCATAATTAATGCTTCGTGGAATCTGCGTAATCGTGTGCCTTTGAGATAAAAGACTAGGATGTTCACAACCACAAACTTCTGCCACTCAGTCAAGATTAATGGCTTACCACGCAATGGTCGGCCTTCCACATCTTCACCTTGCTGGTGCGAGAAAACTTTCTGGATCAGGTCAATCACAAAATCGGAATCATCAGTCCGAATGTCAAATTCATCAGTTCGTTTAAGGTCATCGAGAAAACGTTGACCACCTTGAATGCGAGCCCGGTTAGCGGGAATTGACCCATCAACCAATCCAGTAGCATAAGCGACAGCGTCATCAAGATACTTGTTACTCATCCCTGTCACCACGGTTCTTCATGAAATCGTCCAGCGGACTTCCTGCCTCTACGACAGCGGGAGCAGAATTAGCCTTTGGGTTCAGCTGTAACCGGTCTGAATAAGTCGCGATATCCTTTCGCAGTGACTCAATCGCGTTCAGAATTGGGACCTTGCGTTGGTTTGTCGCACCGGCCTTATTAGTGTATTCTTCGGTAACCTTATATCCAGATTGTTCATACTGGTGGCTTAGTGCCGCGTACTGGTCCAACATCCCCGCGTAAATCGTGATGATATCGTCATAGGCCGGCTTATAAACACCCAGGTCTTTCATCTGCTGTACAACTCGGCGGCGCCGGTCTAACGTTTGTACTTCAACTTCTTGTGTCATTCCGACACCCCCTTAATCAGATTGTCCGCGTAGTCGGAAAAAACTCCCTATGCCCCATATCCCAAAAGCAAATTTTTAAATTTTCGAAGTGGGGGGGATAATTTTTTTCGTCGCGAAAAATTTTTCGAAATCTTTTTTTCTTTTTTGTTGCCAATAAATTCCCGGACCAACAATCTCATCAGACAATCGGTCATGCATTCTGTTATGACTTGCTTGACTCAATGGCAACAGGTTCCATGACTCGAGTGCAAGCATCGGATACGTATCAAGCGGATAGATGTGATGGATCATAGTCGCAGTCACTACTCGCCCATACCGTCGTTGCTCTTGGTCTTCATAGTTGTATCGCTTCATGATTACTTCGCGCTTGTATTTCCACTTGCGTGAGAGATAGAAACTATGGTTGCGGTCACGGTTGTTCATGCTTCTCACTCCTAAATAAATACAGATATATCGGAATTGTTTGTTGACTTTGTACGTACATAGGCGCATAATAGTTCTTGTAGGGAGGAAAGGTTATGACAGAACACAACGCTAGAGAAGTCATCAAGCTTCTCAAGTCAAAGGGTTTCCAAGAGAAAGCAATTCGAGGTGACCATCATCAGTTCCAAAATGATTCAGGCTTCAAGATTCCGATTGCTTACAGTCATTTGAAGGATGTTATCCCAATCGGAACTTACAAACGAATCTTGAAGGAACTCGACAAATCAGGCCAGTAATGGCCTTGTTTGTCATGACCTTCCCCAAACTCACATGAATAGGAGTGATAACATGGCTAACCGTATCGCGGCTTATCCCGCACGCTTTGAACTATTACACGATGATGGCGACTACTACTCAGTCACCTTTGATGACTTACCTGACACATATACCGATGGGCGTTCTTTAGCTCAAGCAATCTATCGCGCTGAAGAAGTATTAGGCTTAATGTTGTATGACGTTAAGGATCTACCTGCCGCTTCAAGCGTTGAAAGCATTCAGGCTAAGTATCCCGATGACTATGTTGCTTTGGTCGTCAGTGACTTAGACAAGGCGGCTAAAGAAGTCACCGTTCCATATGTTAAAAAGAACACTCGCATTCCTGCTGACCTTGCTAAACGTGCTGAGAATGCAGGCCTCAACTTCTCTGCCACCTTAACTGAAGCACTCGAAGCAAAGCTGGGTTAGCTGCCCGGCTTTTTTTGTGCATAAAAATAGACACCGAAGCGCCTACCAAAATTCATCTATTCACCAATGCAATAATTGAAATCACTATAGCTATAATCGCCAAGACGGCGGTGATTTTGTCTTTCAAGTCAAGTTGGGAATTAATCTGTTTAAAATACTTTGGTAAAGCAATCTGCCCAGAAACCACAAAAGCTAGACTAAATATGAAGCCAAACAACACCATCAAACCACTTAAATAAGTCACACCTAATACCCAAATCAGGCAGGCTATAGCAGAACCAAAAAATGCGTATCGATCTAAAAGGCTGCCTTCAAATGAATCTTGCACAATCCCAACCAAATACAGAATTAATCCTACAAGCAATAACATCAGATACATTTGCACGGTACCGATAGGAATAACATAACGTCCGGCTTGGTGAAATGCTATAGAAGCAACAAAATTTGCCCTCCACTCTGCTAACTTCACTAAACCAAAGTAAATAAGAACAGACAGTGAAAAATCAATTATGCCAATCCCCGCTTTTCTCATTACTATATTTGCCCAGCTCGTTTTTTGGTTTGCCACCACTTTTTTCATTTTCTCACCTCATAAAAAATAGTACCTGATAGTAACATCAGATACTACTTAATTATGAGATTTGAGGTGTATCGCCGATAAGGGGTATCGGCTATGCTACTGGTCAGGATTTGCACCTGACAACCTATCTGTGGTTTGTTCACGCAGTTGACCAGGCTCCGTAGAGTATCTGGCCCGCTGCGGGCTTACCTATTCGCCCACAGCAGCACACCGGATTAACCGCTCCGGCCGCGCATCGCTATCAAAATGACTATTCGATACTATCAATTTACTACGGTTCATATAGCTATTTGGCTCACTTTTGGCTCACCATCCGAGTTCTTCCCGCAAGTCTTCAAGGAATCGTTGACGCCTGCGCTTGACTGACGGAACAGACAGGTTGAGCTTCTGGGCGACTCCTTGAATCGTCAACGTGGGATGTTGCTTAATATACAGCTCGTTGATGATAACCACTGTATCTTCGTCAGCATTGCCAAGACACCTCTCAACTACCTTTTTGTTACGTTCCAAGTTGGTGAGTCGACGGTCATCTGCAATGGTGATAGCCATCAGTTCGCTGGTGTTGGTCATCACGTTTGACTTCCCACCGCCCACATTGTTATCTGACTCTCGCCACGGGAATCGCAGTTCAGTCTCACGATCTAAAACATATCGCTCAATGTTTGGATAGTCCCGCAATACTTTGATTAGATGGTTATAGATTTCCCTTTCCAGTAGGTTCACCTCCAATAAATACTACTTCCACTAGTTATTTGTGTTTGTTTCGGGAAGCTTTTCTTTTCAAGAAAAAGCAATCCGACTTTCAAAAAGTGTGTAGTGAAAGTCCTTGTGTTGTCTGACTAGGTTGGTATTATCATTAGTAGAACGACTACCAACATAATAAGGAGCTGATTTAATGGACATTGTACTTTCAACACTTTTCACTGGTCTCGTTTCTTTTGGAACAGCTTATTTGACACATGGTAATGCGATAACCGAAAGTCTGGATGCGTTGTACTACCTTAAAATTGGTCGCAAAACTATTGAGCAGGCCAATGATTTGAAGAGTCAATATGAGAAAGCCAGAACGAACCCTGATAATGCATTGCCTCAACCCATGCTTGATGAAATGAAGAACCAGTTGGTACAAATTCAGAATGATCAAAATGAGTTTAAACAAGCTGTTGGTGAGCGACTGGCTAAAATTTCCGAGGAAAATTTAAAGCTTCCCAACAAAAATATTGCCTCACCAACAATGGAAGCCACTGAAAACTACATTCAGGATAAAGAAATCAGGGACATGTTTGCGGCTTTACTCGCATCAAGCGCTGACCGGTCAAAAGAACATTTCGTTCGCCCCGCTTTTGTGCAAATCATCAAGGAAATGTCGCCAATCGACTCCAAAATATTAGCAACTTTGGGGCGAGTTGAACCGGTTGCTCGAATAATTCAATATAAGGAAGGGGAAAGTCAATATCGGGTGGTTAGAGAAGGTATCATCCCCGGCAGCGATACTTTCGGGACCCCAAACATGGTTGCCAGTAGTTTATATAATCTACAACGCTTAGGTCTGATTGATATCAAGTATGACCTGGCCGTTGCAAATGAATCTCGGTATGACGATCTTAAGACAAGTATTCAATTCAATCAGGTACAAAAGGATAACCCGACACTGGATTTGCAATTAGGTTCGGCAGCAATTACGCCATTCGGCCAAGATTTCAAAGCCGCCGTTCTTTATTAACATCTTGATATTCTTTCTCGTAGAGCTTTCGAATCATTTCGAGGGCTCTTTTTTGCATCTGGTCCAAAACAAACCAAGACACTGTCAACGAAGTGGCAATTGAAATAACCACTACTAGTAGGAATGTTTTCATTAGCTAGTTACCCCCATCGCCATTGCCGGTATAAATAGCAGCGTCTTGCTGGTCCATTTCGTATTCGGTTAGCTTTTCCACGTACCATTGCGCCTTGTGTAAATCTTCCACACCATTCTTTTTTCGATAGCGGCTGATGTACTTGAAGATGTTGCCCTTTAGGAAACCACGAAACTCATCGCCCTGCATACTTGCTTTGATCACATCGATAGTTTCCATGCCAGTGCTGTTGTAATGAGACGGATGGTTTACACTATCAGTCATTGAGCTCACCACCCGGAATTAAAATGTTTTCGCTCTTCTTATAAGCGTCAAAATAAAACTCGTTCTTGTCTCCGTTGTATGTGACTTCGTAATACATCCCATCTGCGATTTCAGTTGACAGCAGTGCTTTGCTGTTCTGTAGTGTCTTGGCGTACCAAACGACGTAAATCATCTCACTACCAAAATCGAAGTCATCTTTAGCCTCCGTGTGCTGTTCAGCGTAATTCCCAACCAGAAGTTTGCACTTACTTAAAAATTCCTGTTCATTCATCTTCCTTGACCTCCTTATATCGATATACTCCAGCGCGACTATAGTCATGAGACTGGCAAATTGCCCAAAGCATTTCACTTGCTGGCCGCCTGCGATGGCTTGCCCCATGGTATTTAGTGGCAGCAACATCATACTTGCGGTACAGCCTTGTGCCTGATTTGTCTGGGCATAAAATGGCGCCTAAACCTGTTGGCAACTTAACTTCTCCAGCCATGTGCTTTTGCCACAGTTCTTCGGCAAATTCACTAGTGCAGACCAGGTAATTTTCATCGCCATAAAATGTCAGACCATTGCCGCTTGTATAGTCGGCCATACTTGATTTCACCTCGTAACAGGCGAAAGTGCCCAGCTCAACGCTCGTCGGCTCAACAACAATATCTGGCGTATAGGGCTTGAAACTAACAAAATCGATGCGGCGTTCTTTTTTGGTGTTCTTGTCAAAGTTAACCTCGGCTGACCAATAGCTGTTATTGCTAGTCAACCGTCTAGCCACGAGATTACTAAGCATTTTGGTGGTGGCCTTGCGAGCGGTGCTATTCATCTTCCTTGACCTCCACTTCATGCTTTTCAATATCGGTAACATTGTCATAAGGCAACTTGTACCTCCCACGCGTGTACCAATCCATTATTAGGGTTACTAACAGTTGCTTATTCATAGTTTCAGTCCAATTGTCGGCATAATCTTCAGGGTCTTCTTCATCTGCCCAATTTTGCAGACTCTCCAGCACATCTTCGGCTAATCCATCAAATGAGGGTGACGATTTGATAAACCGGCAAGTGTAAATGGTCGCTTTGCCAAAATCACTCCAACCATTTTCTGCGTCTTCTGTTTTTGCCAGTATGCCAGCGTCTAAGGCGTCTTCACGGGTCTCATAAAGTTCGTCATTAAGTGAATAACCGTATCTAGTCATCTTCCTCGACCTCCACTTTATCGAGTGCTTGCACCCATGCAGGGGCCTCGTCAATCTGTGCTTGAGTAAATCTCAGCTCACTTCGTTTCATGGCGTCTTTCCGAAGCATGGTGATACCTGAGGCCGACCAGCCTAAGCCATCAAGGAAGCTTGCAAAATGCTCACGATCGATTGATTTCATTTCCCCGGTAGGAATTGGCAGCACGTACTTCTTTTCCTTCTCAACTTCGTAGCCGTTGACGATAGCACGAACCAGCATGACAAAATCGCTTTTTGAAATGCTTGCTTCAGTGTGTCCATCAAAGCTCAGGTAAACATGGTAAATGCCATCCAAGTCCCGAATGGTTCTTTTGACCATATCAGATTTGTCTTGCGGAATTACTTCCTTGGCCGGCTGCATGGACTCGATCATCTTATAGAGGCTTGTTAATGCAACTTCAATCTCTCCCGTTGCCATCGCACCAAAATTTTCGTTAATGTCAACCAGACTATCTAACACGTCTTCTTTACTTGTCATCGTTCAATACCCCCATTTGTTTGATAATTGCGTCGTGATCCGCGTCGGTGATTGGAATAATATCTCCCAAGCCCAACATATCGATTACCCAGCAATCCAAGAAACTATCGTGCAGCATTCGTGAAATATAGCCTGCGTTAATATATCCGCCGTGTTCCAGCTTAATCATCTTCCTTAACCTCCACAGGTTTCAATATACGTACCCAGTCCGGTGCCGCGGCAATCTGTGCTTTAGTGACGTGTAATTTATCTTCCGTCAAGGTTTGACTATGTGTGTAATATGAAAAAGTTTGCACCCATCCATAATCACCATTGCTCCAAGCGTAAAAACTGTATTCGCCCAATTTGTCGGTACCAGTCGGAATTGGTAGAACGTACTTCTTGTCAACGGTTGTCATCTCATATCCTCCTAGTGCCATCTAAAGGCGCCGTGCTTAAACATCAGCAACACTTGATCTACCACTTCGCGTGAGACCTTCATCTCTTCCACGATTTCTTCAGGTGTCTTATCACGTTCCATTTTCACAATCCCACGTGCCAATGTTTCAAACTCCAGCGTGTTAATGGTTTTCTGAACGCTTGCGGGTTTCTCTGCCTCTACCGGAGCTGGTTCGTCTTGCTCCACCGGCATATATTGTTTGCCGACCTCTTTCTCAGACCATACGCCGTGGTAGAAAGTCATCTGCCTGTAAGACTTATTGGTATCCACGTACTTGCGGATAAACTCGCGCGATATTTTCAAGGCTTTCTTGGCTTGATTGTCTGACTTGAAGTACATAATTTTCTTACCATCAATCGACACTTTGAGGGAATATCGCTCGAAAATTTTGATTTTGTTTTCCGCGACAACTTTTCGGACCCAGCTATAATCGAGGTCGATTTCATCTGCTATTTCCGATACTGAGTACCCGTCTTCAGCTAAAGCGTTAATCCGCGCAATTGTTGATGTTGCCTTTTTACTGACTTTCTTGCGTGGCTTTCGATACGGTAGGACAAACACTAATTCCTCAGGTGGCGCTTTTACGACACTGCCATATCGGGCTTCCACATCGTGTAAGTGGTTGTAAAAATTATCGTCGAGTGTGCTCACATCAATCACCCATCTTCCCAAAGGCGCCGTCCACCATTTCACCTTCGCGGTCTTTAATGACTTCGTATGCAACGCTGATGCAATCTTCAATATCTAATCCTAGTTGCATGGCGAAGATAGTCATGACCACATACATATCGCCTAGCGAATCTTTAATCTGATCAGGCTTCTTTTTGTTGAACCCTTCGGCCAGCTCGCCTACCTCTTCGGTCAATTTGTTTAATTGCCGGCTTGGGTCAGCTGTGTCTAGCTTGCGGTTAATCGCCCACGCCTTGATAGCGGGCGTGACGTTGATGACGGATGACATTTCTAGTTTCGTTTTCAAATGGTCGTTCTCCAATCGGGTATCAATTAATTCAGCATGTACATCATCCAAGCGGTTCAATGCATCGTTGCGTTCATCTGTTATTCGGTCGATTTTCTCAGACATATCTTGATATGCCCAATCATTTTCCGGGTCTGTCATTTTTATCCCTCCACAATTTTTAGTGCGTCTTCGACTGACCGTGCCACTCCGTATAAAACCGGGTACTGACTGATAAACTCGGCAAACCGTTTCTGGTCATCACGCAGTCGTCCACGCTCGTTTTTGACTTCAATTAAAATCAATTTGCCATCGCTGTGCCGGAATCCGGTTAGATCAGGCCACCCTTTAGGTGGGCCTGCGTCAAACATTCGCTTGTCCTTGGTCATCACTCGGCCAGTGTTAGTGCGGATAATCGTGCACCCGGCTCGTGAGACTGCGACGCGGATATCGTTTTGAATATCATGTTCGGTTGTCATGTAATACCTCGCTTTACTTTTTGGGCGTCAATGGTTGCGTCTGGGTGCACATTGTGGATAAGTGGGTTAGCGCCCACTCTCCCAACGGGTTGACCCGCTCGGTTGCAGGTTGCGTCTTAATCTCGTATATAAAATAAATGCCAACCCCTATCTATATATTTATTTACTTCTAATTAAAAATAAGAGACAACCTTAGTTAGAAGCAGTAGTTATACTCAGAGCCACAAGGGATTGGTGAGTTACACACAACTCGCAACCAGACGCAACTACTCGCAACCTTAGACAACCTTTCGCCACCCCCGGCGGGATAATCCGCCGACTTTTTTAGTCCCTGTCGTCCAGTCGTCGCGGTTATCCATGATGTATTTAATCTTCTTGGCGGCCGACTTATTTTTGACGAGATCACCGGCACCGATGTTGTTACCAATTTCTTTCGAGGTGATAAAGTCGCCTTGCCAAGTACCTAATACGTTCTCGATTTCATCTTCGATAGCATCCACATACATAAACATTGACCTGTGCAGATTAAGCTGTTTCTCTTGCTCAGGTGTGACTTCAAAGCTAAAACCAGCCTGATATAGCGCAACTGCCTCACCCCATAACTGTTGGACAACTTCGGCAGATAAGTCCGTCACCGGGTGCTTCTTCTGCTGCGATTTATCAACTTTCAGTGGCAGAAATCGGCGTTCACCAGTCTTATCCTTTAAATAGGTCTCTTCGTTAGTCGTTCGAGCAATCACGAAGGATTTATCACGGCGTACGGTTGTTTTTCCATATGCAGGTCGAAACTCTAGTCGACGTGCCGAGATGAATTTTTTGAGTTCTTCAAAACTTGAGTTAGACGTCGCTGTGAGTTCATCGTCATTAACAATCCATGACCGTAGCATTGTGCCGTAACCATCCTTGTCAGTGAAGTTGATAAATTGATCCGTATACCACCCGTTTGCCAATTTTTCTAGCAAGGTTGTTTTACCAGCACCCTGGCCACCGACAAGGTCGAGAACGAAGTCGAATTTAGTCGTTGGTTCAAATGCTTTCGCAACTGCTCCGACAAGCCATAAGCGCGTGATAAGCGTTGTTAGCTCGGATATTTCAACGCCCAGATAGGTATTCATAAATGTCGGAATGCGTTCTTCATGGTCCCAAACTTTATTGGCATTCAATAAGTATTCCTGAACCGGATGAAATGACTGCTCACGGCTTAGAGCGATGATGCCATGCATCAATGCCCGGTCACTGAATGATGCTCCCCATAGACGTTCAAGCTCGCTTAAAATCAATGAGTCATACGCATCTAGCATTTGTCCTTGCTTGATATGCAACTTTGGCACGTCCCGAGCGACTTCAACTTCCCAAGTAAATTCGTTGTATCGGAATAATCCTTGAAGTAATGGATCATATTCAATCGCTAGTTGCACGTTCACAACGCTGGTAGTCTTCACACCACCGTTAGCTGATTCTTTCCACGGCGGCGTCATTGCTAATACATTTTGTTTGGCGGACTGTTGCTTATTCGCCAGTTCGTCTAGTAGTGCTTTATCCGCCATTTCGTCGCCTCAATTCCTTTTTGACCATGCTGTCGAAAGTACGGTCAAATTCTTTAACGTCAAGTGGGTTTGATGTGTTGTCATTTGCCAACTGTGCCAGTGTGTAAACGGCTTTAGCATCAACGTTCCGATATAGGAGCCCACCGATGAAGGCTGCTAAAGCCATATTTCGGCCACCTGTTTCTCCCAGTCCGTTTGCAATTTGCTCAAACAACTCAGCTGTCTTACTATGCTGGCCAAACTGCTGCTCCTGATTCCCCAGTGTTGTTTGGGTCATCTCGCGAATTGGCTTGTACTCCTGCTGCTTTTTGCCATTGATTGCATCAATCAATTCGGTGGGCGCAAGTGCAATCTGGTTTCGGTTGTCCCACTTATATCCACCTTTAGTCGTTGGGCTTGGTGCTACCATCACGTAATTGTTCACGTGGGCCTTTATGTCTACCCCTGGCAGCCACCCGATGACCTGCGTCATCTCAATACCTGCGGGTTTCTTATAAAACAACTGCGTCCCACCACTCCCAGTGGTTTGTGACAGCGTCTCTGGAAACTGTTCGGGGTGTTCCGCGTAGTAGTCGCGAAACGACTGAATGCCATCTTCGCCATCGGTGTGTTCATCGATATCCACGACCAGAAAATCAACCGTGCGAAATGCGATCCGCGCATTCGGATGACGCCGCCACGCTTGCTTTAATTCTGCTTGTGTCATTGGTGGGCGATCTGCGAATTCAACGAGTGGCCGCTTATCAACTGCGGCCATTGGCAAAACGTAAAAGCCTTTGCTGGCATATGCCAACGCGTAATTTTCAAGTGTCTGCATAGTCTAGGCCTCCATTCTTAACGGGCATCCCACCCGTTCGGTGGAAAACGTCACTGCGCGATAAACATTTAGAATGGAATGTCGTCATCACTGATTTCAAGCGGTGCAGGCTGATTTTCGGCTGGTTCAAAGTCGTAGTCCTTATATGGATATTGAGGGTTCTTCTTGTTTTCACGGACAGCTAAGTGCATGATTGCCGTCTTACCCTTGGCATTCATAAATGCCGTCACAAGCGTGTCGATTGAGTCCCAGTCAATATCGGATAAGGTAACACCAACCGCGTTAGCCAACCGAGCGACTAATTGCACGCGTTGTGCTAAGACTGATTCTGGAATTGCTTTGCCGTTAGCGCTGGTTTCATCGAAGTTAAACATGTTGGAATCGTTCCGACCGGCGTATTCGCCATCTAAAATGCTGACCTTGATTTGCAGACCGTCCCAGCCAGTGCGTTGAGAAACGAAGTGGGCAACATCTTCTAAAATCACGTTGTAGTCGCCTGATGGTAATGAGTCATAACCTGATTCTGGCTTGTCCTTTGATGCGTCGAAGTTTTGGGTGGCTTTCATTACGATATCTTTTAATGACATAATTTAAAATCTCCTTATTTTTCGTTAGTAGTTGTCTTAGCAGCAGGTGCAGTTTGCCGTGGGAAAACCCCAGGCACATTTTCGAGAATGCGTAAAATCTTTGGGTCTGAAATCTGTTCGCGATCATATTGTTTGCGTTTATCAGTTGCTGACCGTGAATAGTTTGTACCGATACGGCGGGTACGAATGACCAGGTCAGAATTTCCGTTGACCATGTTGTACCATTTGGTTTTTAGCGATGGCGCCTCAACTGAGTTACCATTGCTGTCGGTCTTTTCGCTAATTCGGCTCACGTACACCACGTTCATCGGCAGTGCTTTTAATTCCAACACCAGACCCCGAACAATCTGCTCTTGCATTGCGTAACCCTTGCCGTAACCCAAGTCTGATAATGCCTTAATATTGTTTTCGATTAAGATTGACTGTTCAATCAGGTCAATCACATCATCGATAACATCAATCACGACCGTTTCAAAGCCGCTGTTCGTTGTACCGAGTTCAAGGATTAATTCATCCAACTGATCAATGACCGACTGCTTCATCGACCCGTCAGGATTTTGGATATTTTTCAGTTGAAAGTTTGGTAACCCAGCCTTCTCAGCGTTGTCATCTGTGTTGATAAAAAATGGATTTGGAAACCGTTCAGCGAGATAGCTCTTGCCCGACATGGTGGCACCCCAGATGAAAAATGTTCGCGGTGTGTCCATCGGTTTTTTGCGTTCGTTCTTTGGTAGTAGTCCCAATTAAATGACTCCTTTCTTTTTTGCCTGGTAGTATGCCCAGCCAGACTTATAATCGTGAGCCGTGGCGTAAAGTTGAAACTCTTGCAGGTTCTTCAACTCTGACGGCCGTTTACCGGCAATCAATTTGCTGGCGTTCTGCTTTTGCACCTGATGCACGATTTTTAATCGATGTGCAATCTCAGACTGGCGTTTCTTGGTTTGGTTGATTTCTTGTAAATCGCCATTAATCGTGACGACTTCACCACGTGCTTTCGGTAGGTCAGCACCACAATCTGGGCAGTGGCCGTCTTTGACTTCGGTCACATAAAACGATGAGAAACATACTGGGCAAACAACAACGTTTGGACTGGTGTTCTTTTCAGTCTCACGCTTGTTCTGTTTCTTGTTCTGCTCTCCGTCTAATGACCACTCGCGATAGTCAGTCGGTAAACCAAAGCGTTCGGCGTTTCTAACGTGATCTAAAATCACGGCTGTCTTGCCTTCACGCGGGTTCATCGCTCGCATTGCAAATTGTAGGTACAGCGACAGTGATTGAGTAGGCCGCAGTTGGATAACGCAATCCACGTTTGGTAGGTCCAGCCCCTCAGTAAATAACTCCACGTTCGTCATTACCGTGATATTTCCTGCACGAAAATCTTCAACAGCTTTAGCACGTTCCTCTTCAGGTGTCTCACCGTCAACTTCGACTGCTGCCACTCCTGCTGCATTAAACTCTTCCGCCAACCGTTTGGCTGATTCAACCGAGTAGCAATATGCGATTGCTTTCATTCCGTTAGCGTGGCGTTTGTACTGTTCAATCGCACTGCCGTAAATTTCAGACTTCAATGCACTGGCAATCGATTCATTCGTAAACTCACCATTGCGGCGTCTGAGCAATTCAGCATTGATATCAGGCGGTGCGTAATATTTAACCGGTGCCAGAAAGCCATTATCAATCAGCCACTGCACTGGTTTGCCTTGGATTAAGTCATCGGCGATAATGCCCAGGCCTTCACCAGATAGTCGGTAAGGCGTTGCCGTGAAAAGTAGCAGCACCGCATCTGGAAATGCTTCAATGATTTTTCGATATGTTTTAGCCAGCGCATGGTGCCCTTCATCAATGATGATTACTGCTGGCTCAGTCAGGCGTTTGATTCGGCGGCTTAATGTTTGAACCATCCCCGTTTGGCTGATAGTCATATCCACGCCCCACTTCTCGTAGGTGCCGGCAATCTGATCAACTAACTCTTTGCGGTGGACAACCGTCAAAACTCGGTTTCCCTTTTGCGTTGCCCGCTTTGCAATCTCGGCCATGATGACTGTCTTACCAGTGCGTGGTGGTTGCTGAACCACAATGCGGTGGTTTCCGGCAGCCATTGACTTGTAGATATTGTTAATCGTTTCTGTTTGATAATCACGTAGTGGCATTACTCTTCATCCGAATCAACATCCTGGATTTCCAGGTTGTCAAAACCATATCGAATCATCGTTTCTAAAATCGTGCGCATCGGGATACCCGTTTCCGCGGCCAGCATTTTAATTTTCTTGTGCAGGCTTAAACCAACAGTCATCATTTGATAGCCGGTCTCTTTCTCAAGTTGCTTTGTTAGCACTAAATTTTTGTTATTCATAATGTTGTCCTCCTATCGAATTCGTAGTGACTGGCCTTGCTTCAAAATTGCTCCTGGGACTTCCTTACCAGACTTCAAATCGTCCTTAATCTTCTTTTTGTCGGCGTGCCATTCATCGACATGCACCAGATAACTAACTGGCAGCTTAGTTTCGTCAACCAAATCAACTGCCGGCGGGTTAGCCTGGATGCCAAATGAAAAGTAGGGCGTCTTAAACTTCGTCTTGCCTGTCTGCTCCATGGCGTCTTGCAAGCGTTCCTTCAACCATTTGATGTTGTTGTCGATTGACTGAGCACGTTCACGGAGACGTTGCGCCTCAGCCTTAATCGTGTCGGATTGGCCCCTGAGTTCGGTGATGACTTTTGCGTAACCATCGGCCTTGTCTTCAATTGCGTCGGTGATTGACGCTAAGGTGTCAGATAAAACTTCTGGATCCACATCGCCATCCTGCATTAAATTGAGCAGTTTGCCGTAGTTCTCTGTTAGTGTGTATAATGTGGTCATGAGATAGTCTCCAATCTATTTTTCTTTGCCGTCTGAGGGTGCGACCTCGGCGGCTTTTTTGTATTTCGTTACGATACGTACCGCGTCACTATACGCTGCTAGTGAACCAAGCTGGTAAGCACGCTGCTGGTCTGTGCCGTCTGCGTAGTCATAAGCTTGCGTACGTGCGTTATCGGCTAGGTGCTGTAACTGTCGAATCGCTTCGTCCATAACTCTCTACCTCCAATTCACGTAACTTAATCTGAGTCAGTATCATCAGCCACTCCCACGTGTTGTCACCCGATAACACCTGATTAGTGGCGTTTTTATTTGCTTCGATGAGTGTTGTCACTCTGTCCATCTGTCTCTCCCCCAAACATGTCCATCATCAATTCTTTGAAGCTGTGGTAGCGTCCTAGTGCTCCGCCAATCAGTAATGCCATGAGCAAGCCGACCACTGTGGGCTGGTGCGTGATAAGCCAATTAATCATGTTTCTACCTCCTTGCGTGTGCGAGCGCGTGTTTAAATTGAGGAGATAACGCGATCAATCTCGCGTTTTGAAAAAAGAAGTTTGCCACCGTTTCTATGAAGCTGGAGCCCATGATTTTTGATCAAATTTTCTAAATTTCGGCGGCCCTTGCCAGCATATATTTCCGCATCTTGCCGGGACATCCACTCAGCGGCTGCGGCTTGAGTCTCTCTGCGAATGGTTAATTTAATTTGTTCTAGGTCTTCTGGAGCAAGCATTGGTATCACCACTTTCGTATGAGATAATTACCTCCAGGGAGGAGGTGTAAAAATGGATAACAAAATCGTAAAACCTTTGTTTTTAAGATCGTCATCAGATGGAAATTTCAGAGTAGGTACAAAAGATTCCGAAGCGTTCAAATTTTCTGAAGACATCACCATTGTTGTAGATTGGGAAACTCATCAGCTAAACATCATCGATATGGAAAATAAGACAGTTAAATCAAACTTGAAGGATTAATTTGTCTGATTGGTTTTCTCTAACCAGATAGAGCCCATCATTTGGACAATAAACTAGTAATCCATCTTTGCGTTCTGTACTGCGTTCCTCGCCCTGCATGGCTTGGAGCGCTTTTTTAATTTCATCAGGTGTGCCTTCGAGTGTTAATTTCATTGGGCCGCCTCCCTCTGCTTGGCATAAATCGTTTCGGCAACGCGAATGTCTAAGCCAAATTTGTCTTTAGCCGACATCAATTGCGTTGTGTCTTCCAGGATTGATTCCCTAGTAAGCATCATCTCGGGTGTCATCTCTGCCTTCTTGACCATCTTGGGATAGCCATATTTGGTAGAAACTGCCTTGTTAGCAATCGTGTTTGCTTTGATAAAGTCCAAACGAACGGGCCTTTTCAAGCCACGTGATAGATCAGCCATCATTTGCTTTTGATGTTCCTTGTCCAACATGCGGAAAATTTCAAACCCTTCAAGGCCAGACGATTTTCGGAGTTGTTTGATGACTTCAAAAACCCAACGCTGAAATTCAATGGCCTCTGCTTTCTTACTTTTAAAAACAAGTTTGTAGATGTTGAATTCGTTAATCACATTTGCTTGTTGCGCTCGCCCCATTGAATCGATGACCTTACTTGAAGTAACCCCATCTGGGTCTAATGAATTGACAGCTCGTGATGTTTGTTTAAGCCCAAGTGCAGAAGTAACATCTGTCGCCACTGCCCACCATTCACCGTCAACTTCAACAAAACGAATCGCGTAGCCGTTCCACTTTTCTATTTTCATTTACTCCCCCTAAAACTTCGGTTTTTCCGAAGTTGTGGACAAAAAAATATCGCTCACTGCGATTCCTAACACATCAGCAATATTTGCGATTGTGCTGTACTTAGCATTCCGCAGCATTGAGATGTTATGCTCGTAGTTGTAGATGGTTTTCTCAGTGACACCGGACTCAATAGCTAATTCTTTAACGCTGACATCTTTGATTAATCGCCACTGGCGTAGCGTCATCTTTTCTTTTACAGGTTGAATCATTTTCACGCCTCCTTTCGATAAATCGAGTATACAATTCGGTTTTTCCGAAGTCAATAACATAATTCGGATTAACCGAAATTTCTTTCAGAAAAGTATTTCCGTTTTTCCGAAGTTGTGATATAGTTTACCTATAAACGGAGGACATAAGAATGTTTTCAAACAACTTGAAATACTTACGCAAATCACGAGGATTAGATCAAGCACAATTAGCCGATGCATTAAACAAGAGTGCCTCAACCATTAGTGAGTGGGAAACTAACAAGTACACTCCAAAGATTGGTATCTTGGCAGATATAGCCGGATTCTTCGATGTTAAGCTTGATGATTTAATGAACGAAGACTTATCTCAAGCCAAAATGTTCACAGCTCCTAAGGCGACTATTGAAGACAATCTGAAAGATGAACTGCACGTTTCGACGTACCCGTATATCCCTGCTGAAATTGCCGCAGGTATCTTAACCTCAGTTGACCCATTCACTCATGAAGACATCGAGACAATCGAACTGTCAGACATCATGCTGGGCCGTTATGCTGGACGAAAAGATATTGTCATCATGAACATCAACGGTGAATCGATGAACCGCGTGATTCCAAACCACTCACTGATTGCTGTCCAAAAAGTTACTGATCCAGCTGATTTGAAAGATGGTGACATTGTGGTCTTCGCTGACAACGGGGAGTATTCAGTCAAACGCTTCTATGACGACAACAAAGCAAGCGTCTATACTTTCTCACCAGATAGCACCGATGAACGCTTCCGCCCAATGGTTTACCGGCATGAAGATTCTGACGGGCTCTCAATCTTTGGTAAAGTCGTCGTGTATACAGTTGTCCTTTAACCCACTTCAGCGGCAACCACGTGCAAGTCGTGGTGTGGGCGTTGCACCATAAAACATATTTGGAGGAGTCATTATGGCATTTTTGGGCGCTATATTTGTACTGATTTTACTGGTTGGCATTGTATGGTTGATTGTTAGCCTCATTCGTAAACATGGATGGAAAAAACCAGCCATCGCAATTGCGGTTGGTCTGGTTGGTTTTATTGTATCTGCTTCATTGACAGGCAACCCGACCTATGCCGGTGTGGAGGTAACCACTGAACAAAAAGATAATATTGCAAAACTTGTCAAAACCGAGAGCGATATTGCCTCTGATGTTAGCTCCAGCGATCAGGCAGGATATAACAAAGACGTAAAGAGTTATCGCACCACATACAAGGCCTTAGTTGGCAAAGATTTTAGCCGGGAAAACAACCTATCGAATGCCTTTGGTGCCTACAAAGGTGATAGTTATAATACGGCAAAGAGTGGACTTGGATCGGCGGTCTTTGTCTGGGCGCACGGCGATGTAGCAGCTAAAATCACTGGTAAAACTAGTGGCAAAGACTATAAAGCGATTATCAATCAGATGTACAAAGACTATTAAAAAAAGCCCACAACTGTTTGAGCGGTCGTGAGTAGTGGTAAAGATATCTATTGATAAATATATCTAACCATGGAGGGTAAAACATATGAAGCGAAGTTGGGTTATTGGAATTATTGTGGCAGTTATCGTCGTAGCTGGAGGCGGTTGGTTTGCCTATTCTCAGCACCAGAAACAAGTCGATATTGACCAGCACTCAGCTCCCTACTATTCTGACACTTCAAAAAAAGGTGAAATTTACGGCTCAGGCAAAGATATTTTGAACTCATATCAAATTGATCAGTTTTATAGTATTGCTCGTGGTGCTATCGACAGTCAAGTCCGTAAGGGTTTATCCGATCAACTAGACAATGAAAGTCTTTATGTTGAAAAGGTGAAGGGAAAAGGACGTTACTATATTGAGTATGTTTCAAAGCTAGATGCTGGAATAATTAAACGGAATTTTAGAACTACATTCACGGCAGGTCTCGAAACTGCTGACTTCCGAAAAAGTAAGACATTTAACATTTATAATTTTCAATCAGGCCTGAAAGATTTCGTTGATGAATATGATCCAGACTAAATAAAAAAAGCCCACCCCATTGGGTGAGCAGTTAAGGTGGTGATGCCAGATTTTTATCCCAATGCGTGTGCGAGCGTCAGAAAGGATAATCAAAAATGACAACCTACAAACAATATATCAAGAAAAACGGTGAAAAGAAATGGCGTGTCCAAGGATATCTTGGCATGGATCCAAAGACCGGCCTGCAAAAACGTACCACTTTAAACGGGTTTAACACTAAGATAGAGGCCAAAGATGCTTTTGAACGGGCTATTTACGATTTCAAATTCAATACCTCGGAACCAGAACCAGATAAACGAACGGTCCAATCTGTATTTGACGAATGGTGGCCAATGTACACTCAAACAGTAGAGTCAAGCACATCAAACAAAACTAAACAAATTTTCGAACATCATGTATTACCTAGTTTCGGGAGTATGTATATTAGCAAAGTTCAGATTATTGATGCAGAAAAATGGTCCCTTTCACTTGCAAAGAAAATGAGCAGCTACGGTAAGGTTCTTTCGTACGCTGGTATGCTCTTCAAGTTTGCAATGCGCATGGGTTACCTAACTAAAAATCCTTTTGAGTATATTGAGAGACCTCGGCGCCATAAAAAGGCTCAGCCATCGGTGACACAAAATTACTACTCAGTTGAAGAGTTACATGCTTTTGTGTCTGCCCTTCATAAATTGGCTAGTGATGAATCTTCATCCCGTTGGATAATGGCTCAGGCCTTTCTCTTATTGGCCGTATCGACAGGTTTAAGGCGTGGTGAGCTACTTGGGCTGAAATGGTCAGACCTCGACCTGAATGCCGGTAATTTGACTGTAAAGCGCGCTATCAAGCGTGATGCAAACGGCTCGTATGTTGGCGGCCCAAAGAATGAAAATGCCTATCGCACCGTTATGCTTGAACCAATGGTTATGAGCTCTCTTCAACAGCTCAGAATGCAGTCAATTCGACTTGCTGAATCGGAGGGGTTACCCGCAATCAGTCCGGATCAGTGGCTATTTCCTAGCAATAACAATCCGGATAAAGTGATAAGCTCTGATACACCTCGGAAATGGATGATGGATTTGTCTGAGTCAACTGGCGTTCGCCGAATCACAATTCACGGCCTGCGCCACACTAAGGCAACTCTTATGTCTGAGGCGGGAATTACCCCATCTGATATCGCTAAAATTCTGGGACATGCTAGCGGTGAGTTTACGATGAAGCATTATATCCATGCAACCGATGATGGCGTTAAAAAAGCCGAGTCAATTTATGGCCGGCTGTTAGAAAATGTAGTTGAAATGTAG